CTTGAGGCAAAAATCGGAAACACTGAAGAAGAACTAAGACGTTACAAAGAGCAGTCTAGGGAACTCAGTGAACAAGTAATACCTGATAAACTTGCAGAGCTTGGCGTTTCTGACTTAAAACTGTCAGACGGCTCTCGTATATCAGCAGAACCATTTTATAGCGCACGCATTACAGCGCAGAATCTACAGACAGCACATGAATGGCTAAGAGAAAACGGTCACGGTGACATTATAAAGAACACCTTAACCATTACTTTCGGTCAGGGAGAAGACGTGCTGGCAAAAGAATTGGTCGATCAGCTTGCAAAAGAAGGCTACATGCCAGAAACAAAAGAAGCTGTTCATCCAAGCACCTTACGCGCTTTCGTAAAAGAAAGAATCGAGTCGGGTGATCCATCGTTTGACGTGTCAACACAGAAAAGTTTTTCTGTTTACACTGGCAAACGCACAAAAATAAACCGTTGAATAAATAAAGAGGAAATAAGATATGGCAACGAAGAAAAGTAATGGGACTTCTATAACGTCCCTATTTGAAAACATCGAAGAAAAAGGTTTCGGTGAACTCGGAGCGGAAGACCTTCGCACTCCACGAATCAGCATAGTCCAAGCGCTGTCTCCACAGAGACAAAAAACGTCTAGTGACTATCTAGCTGAAGCAGAGGAAGGTGATCTGTACTACAGTGGAAGCAACATTGTCGTCAATGGCGACGAAGGTGTGCTCTTTCTACCTACTTACTACAGCAAAACACTCGTTGAGTGGGGTTTACGTGAGAAAGGTGGAGGCATCAAAGGTGTCCACCCTTCGGATTCAGACCTTTTGAACCGATGCACACGCGATAGTCAAGGAAGACTGATTACACCAGGAGGGGAAACTCAGCTGACTGTAACAGCCAACCACTACGGCTTCGCGCTTATTGATGACGTAGCACAAAAATGCGTTATGAATATGACAGGATCGCAACTAAAACATTCGCGTGCGTGGAACACATTGATCCAAGGTACAAAGATGAAGGGAGCAAAAGGCATGTTTACGCCTCCAGCTTACTCGCATTGGTACCGTCTATCCACACAAGTCGAGTCCAATGATAGAGGTAGCTGGTACAGTTACCACATCACACAGGAGCGGGTGTTAGAGGAAAGCGAAAAAGATCTCTTTGCAGAAGCAGAAGAGTTCGCTAAGTTCGCATCTTCTGGTGCACTGGATCAGCTAGGTGGACCTAGCAGCAGTTCTAGTAGCAGTCCTGCGTTGGAACAGTCTGGTAAGAAAGCAGACTGGGAAGACTAAACGAAAAAAGGATGCCCCTCTGTATATGTTGTGTATAGACAAATAAACAATAACAGAGTCCAGAGGGGTTTTCCTAGAGACAAGGAAGCTATGTGAAAGAAAAAGCAGAAATTTTGATGAGCATTTTCTCTGGTTTAACTAGAGCACACGGAATTTATGAAATAACAGGAAAGCAAAAGAACACAGCAAAAGGAATTAAGAAAGAAGGTAGAGGAAAAACTCTGCACCAACCAGTTACAACAGAGCTTTGGCAAAAACACATTGCTGGAGAGGTATCAATAGGAATTATTCCTTTAACAGACGATGAAAAATGTTCTTGGGGATGTATTGATGTGGACGAATATCCCATCAACACCAAGCAAATTATAAAGACAATCAGTGAAATGCAATTGCCCCTTGTACCCTGCATGACAAAATCAGGCGGGGTGCATCTGTTTATGTTTACTAAAGAACCTATATCCGCGTTTAAGTTTCAAAACAAACTAGAAGAGATAGCGGCAGCAATGGGCCGTACAGGAGATGAGATATTTCCTAAACAATACGAATGGTCAAAGCAGTTGCCCCAACAAAAGCAAACAGGAAACTGGTTAAACATGCCGTATTTTTCTGGAGACGATACTACACGATACGCTCTAAACTCAAAGGGAGACGCTTTAAGCATTGAAGAGTTTGTAAGAGTTGTAAAAAGAAGAGCAATTAGTGAGGAAGACTTAGATAAGTTTGTTGCAATAAAAAAGAGCAGAAAGAAACAACTAAACGGAGACGGTTTGTGGGACGAGGCGCCTCCTTGTTTAGTTCACATGAAACTTAACGGCGTGCCCGAAGGCACAAGAAATAACGCAATGTTGAACTACGGAGTGTTTTTAAGAAAGGTTTATCCTGAAGGCGAGCAGTGGAAAGACAAACTACAGGAAGTAAACAAGACAGCTTGTACAAACGCTCTGTCTCACAGCGAGCTTAACTCAATCATACAAAGTTTAGAAAAAACGGATTACAAGTATCAGTGTGGCAAAGACCCGTTAAAAAGTTTTTGCCAGAGCGGTATCTGTATAACCAAAAGACATGGCATAGACGCATCACAAAGAGAACCTGTTTATGGAGGTCTTAGAAAATACATGACTGATCCACCTCTTTGGCACTTAGACATTGATGGTCAAACAATTGTTTTAGAAACAAAACAGCTTCATAACTTTTCTATGTATCAACAAAAATGTATGGAGGTTTTAAATATATGTCCGCCTGATAAAAAGAAATCAGACTGGGTTGCGCAACTTAACGCGTGGCTACAGGAAGTGCAGATTGTTGATGTGCCTTCTGACATGACAAAGAGAGGTGTGTTGAAGGACGCGATCTATGAGTTTTGCAGAATATCAGAATCATCTTCTCGTATGGCTTTAGTTTCTGGTGGTGTGTATAGACACGAAGAAGAGGGCATCAAAGAGTGGTGGTTTACAGGTAGGGATGCGGTCATCTTTATACAAGAGTTTAAGAAGATGAGGAACATTAAAGAAGCAGAGGTGTTTACACAGTTAAAAGAAATGGGAGGCATCAACGCATCTAAATGGGTTGACAAGGCGGTTGGAAACAAAAAGGTTTGGATTATGGATGTTAGAGAAATAAATGAAGACGCTGTGTCTTTAGATGATTTTAGATTAGAAACGGAGGACAAAGAATGGGAGTAACAAAATACTATGGCCCTCCAGGAACAGGGAAAACAACAACTTTATTAAACATTATAGAGAAAAGCATAGACGAGGGAGTTGCGCCAGAGCGAATTGCTTTTATGTCCTTTTCTAAAAAAGCAGCGGAGGAGGGTAAGACCAGAGCACACGTTAAGTTTGGTTTGACTTTTGAAGAGATGCCTTATTTCTGCACGAGTCACGCGTTTTGCAAAAGAGTTATGGGTATATCGCATGTGGTAGGTGGCAGAGATGTGTTTGATTTTCTAAGAGAATACGAGTTTAGACTTACAAAAGAATACCCTAACAATGCAAGAGCGATTAGGTCCGTGGTCCAAGATCCTTACTTCGACATCATAGAACGTGCAAAAACAAACTGTCGATCTTTGAAAGAAGAGCGTTTGTCCTTGGACGTTGAGCAAAGAAAAGGGGTTGTACCACACATGTTGGAACCGTTATCAGAAGCTTGGGAAGAGTTTAGGTTGTCTCGAACACCTGTTTTGTTTTCTTTTGCTGATATGATTGTGAGCTTTTTGGAAGATGGTACAGCACCGTCACTGGATCTTTTGATTGTAGACGAAGCACAGGACTTAGCTGAACTGAACTGGCGTTTGGTTGACAAGTTGGCACAGACCACAGAGAAAGTTTACATAGCTGGAGACGACGACCAAGCTATATACGAGTGGAATGGAGCAAGGCCAGAGAGATTTGTAGACTATGACGGAGATAAAATAGTATTAAACCAGTCCTATAGGATACCGAGCACTGTACACCCAATTGCAAAAAGAATATCAGAAAGAATTGTTAGCAGAGAGCCAAAAGAATATAAACCCAGACAAGAGCCAGGAACAGTTAACAACGTATCGTCTATAGAAACACTACCTTTAGAAGAAGGCCAGTGGTTGGTTATGGCATCTTGCGATTACATGCTGACAGACACATCTAAGGGATATAACGTTAGAAAGTTTTTGATTGATAACGGTTACCCCTTTTCTCACAACCAATACAGGTACATTCCTTTAAGAATGGTTTCAGCCATAGACACTTGGAACAAGATAAAAACAGAAGAAGTAACTTTGGCAGAGCTTGATGATTTGTATTATTACTTAGGAAAACAGGGAGTAAAAAGAGGTTTTATAAGCAAGGTGGGACAAGACAAAGAACTAGGACACAAAGTAACTTTACAAGAAGCCATGGATAACTATGGTTTGAAAGAAGAAATACTAGACAAAACATGGAAAGAACTGTTTGACAAAAGCATAGACGTAGAAAGAAAAGCATTTATTGAAAAAGCAATGAACAATAAAGAAGACCTACATGGAGAACCGCGGATTGTTATTTCTACAATACACCAAGCAAAAGGCGGTGAAGCGGAGAATGTAGCTGTGTATCTTGATTTATCGAAAGCACAGAAGCGTTCTTCAACACTACAACCCGATGGGCTACACAGACAATTCTACGTTGCGGTTACTCGCACAATAGAGAACCTGTATTTTATAAAAGCCCAAGATGATTACTATAGGTACGTTATATGAGTTTTGTTTACAAACCCCCAACAGAATGGACTCCACCCGATGTCTTTCCAACACAACTATTAAAAGACGCAAAGGAGATTGCGATTGACTTAGAGACAAAAGATCCCAGTCTAAAAGAATTAGGCCCTGGATACATTCGTGGAGATGGAGAAGCCGTAGGTATATCTATTGCTTGCGACGGCTTTGCTGATTACTTTCCTTTTGCACACGAGTCAGGATTTAACTTTCCAAAGAAACGAGTTTTAGATTTTGTTAAAGACGTTGTATCAGAACAACAAGACAAAGTGTTTCACAATGCAGGATACGACATAGGTTGGTTGAAAAACGAAGGCATAGATGTCAGCGGTAAGATTATAGATACCATGATCGTCGCACCTTTGATAAACGAAAACATGTTTTGGTACACACTAAACTCACTAGGAAGAGAATACCTACAAGAAGGAAAGTCTGAAGCAGAACTTAGGCAAGCGGCTGAAGAGTGGGGATTGGATCCAAAAGCAGAAATGTGGAGACTACCTTCTGCTTATGTTGGAACCTATGCAACACAAGATGCTGCTTTAACACTTAAACTTTGGAACCACTTTAAAATACATTTAGAAGACCAAAACCTTTGGAACGTGTTTGAGTTAGAAATGAGAGTGCTTCCTGTGATCTTAGACATGAAGCAAAGAGGTGTTCGCGTAGATGTCGAAAGAGCGTCTGTTCTTAAAAAGAAACTAATTGCTAGAGAAAAGAAGATTATAAAAGAAATACTCGACGAGTCTGGTGTCAAAGACATACAGCTTTGGGCTGCAAATTCTTTAGCTAAAGTTTTTGATGCAATGAAGCTGTCATATTCTAGGACTCCAACAGGTCTTCCAAGCTTTACCAAAGCGTTTTTAGAAAACCACACGCACCCAATAGCACAGAAGATAAGAGAAGCCAGAGAAGTAAACAAAACACACAGCACGTTTATAGACTCTATTTTAAAACACGAGCACAACGGACGCATACACGCTGAGATTAGACAGTTAAAAGGTGAGTCAGGCGGTACAGTCACTGGTCGGTTGTCCATGAGCAATCCAAACTTGCAACAAGTGCCTGCGAGAAACAAAGAGATAGGCCCGTTGATTCGTTCTTTGTTTTTACCAGAGAAAGGTGAGAAGTGGTGTTCAGCTGACTTCTCGCAACAAGAGCCAAGAATACTTACACACTATGCCAGTCGTTCTCAATACGATGGAGCAGGAGCGATTGCTGACGCTTACCAACAAGGAGACGCAGACTTTCACCAAGAGGTTGCAAACCTAGTGGGTATCGACAGAAAAACAGCCAAGACAATAGGACTTGGCATTATGTACGGCATGGGCAAAGGAAAGTTAGCAGACCAGCTGGGTGTTTCTGTGAGTGAAGCGTCAGACATATTAGCTAAGTTTAATACTTACGCACCTTTTGTTAGACAGCTTGCTGACTCTGTGATGAGAAGCGCAAGTCAAAGAGGATACATAAAAACAATACTAGGAAGGCGCTGTCACTTTGATATGTGGGAACCACTTAGATACGGAACAGGTAGACCCATGAAATACAAAGAGGCTGTGCATGAATACAACGGAGAAATTAAACGAGCGTTTGTTTACAAGGCGCTCAATAAACTAATTCAAGGTTCGGCTGCTGACATGACGAAGCAGTCCATGGTCCAGTGTTTTGAGGCGGGGTACCCCCCTCTGCTTCAAGTGCACGACGAGCTGGTGTTCTCAGTCAGGGATAAAGAGGACGTCAGCAACATCTGCAAACTCATGGAAGAAGCCGTTCCTCTGGATGTTCCAAACAAGGTTGATGCCGAGGTTGGAAAGAACTGGGGCGATTCTATGATCGCAAAAACCCAAGATATATCTTAAAATATACTGTAAAATAGGAGTCGAAATGGACACAAAAAAATGGAAAAGTGTAGCAATACGCAGAGAAATCGTTGATATAGCCGCTGAAATCGGTGAAAAAACGGAAAGACCTACCAGCAATGTTTTTGCTTTCGCGGTAAAACGTTTGAAAGAAGATCTGGAAAAGGGAAACCTCTCTGAAGTACCAAAACAGTGAAGCACAAAATACTTTACGAATCACCGTATGAGTATGGTGTGTTCTCTAGTGAAACTCGCAAAAGCGGAAGGTTTTATGACTGCAATGGAGACAAACTTCCTTCAGTAACTACTGTACTATCTGGAACAAAAGAAGGAGACTTCTTGAAGAAATGGATAGACAAAGTAGGTGAGGAAGAAGCAGAACGTATTCGCCTCGAAGCTGCGGCCAGAGGCACATACATGCATAACATTCTTGAAAAACAAATCATCAACGGTGAGATTTGGGAATACAAGCCTGAGAACGCAGAGCAAAAAAGAGCTTTGAAGATGGCATGTACGATCATGGACCAAGGGTTTCCCAACATATCACAAGTGTATGGTTGCGAAGTATCTTTGTACTATCCTGATAAATACGCAGGTCAAGCGGATGTTATTGGTGTGCATGACAACGATCTTTCTATTATAGACTTTAAGCAGACAAACAAACCAAAGCGCAGACAGTGGGTTTGGGATTACTTTCAACAACTTGCTGCATATTCTCTGGCACACAACGAACTGTACGGCACGGACATACACAAAGGCGTAATTATGATGTGCTCAGTAGACTGCTTGTATCAAGAGTTTGTTTTAGAAGGCAGTGAGTTTGACCGAGCTGCTGAAGCTTGGATGGATCGAGTAGAAAAGTTTAGTCTTCTGTCCAAGGAGTTGGAAGCTCAGGATTAGACAAAAGAGATATTTCACCACTGTCTAAAAAAGATTCTCTATCTGCTATTTGTTCTTCGGGCCACGGAATAGCGCTTTCTCTATCCTCTCTTATTCTTTCATAGTTGTCTTGAAACCTAGGAGGCAGTATCCAAGGAGTGAATATTCCATCTTCTATGTTATCCAAAGTAGTGTTATCCACACCTTGAATATTGGTAAGCCTTGTATATTGTTCTTCAAGAATATCTGGGTCTACCTTTAATTTTTTAAGGTCTTGAAGTTTAAAATAAATATCTTGTTGTATAGTAAACCAAGCTCTTTGAGCATCATCGTATTGGTCTAAAATATATTCTTGCGTTATTCCTGTTTTTAAAACAGTTTCTGGAATAGCTGAATAGAACGAAGCGGGTGCTATGTTGGATTCTACATAACGTTTAAAAATACCGTCGTCTGTGTCAGTGATAGATGTGATGTAATATCTAACAGCCTCATTCGGATTTGCTGTACTCTGCGTCATACCAGCAATTCTTAATAAAGCTTGTATTTCTTCAACCCTTCTTCCGCTCTTCGTATATTGATCCTCGTCTTCAGAAAAAGCTTTTATTAAATCTCTACCTTGCCTGTATCCTCCTGGTCCAGCGTTGTCCAAACCATACACAAAAATTGTTTTTAACTTGTCACCAAGGCTATCGGTAGGATTATAAATTTGTCTACCTGTGTCTGTTTCATTGTTTATCAATTGAGCAGAAACTTCAGCTGCAATTGAAAGACCGTAATAATCTTCTAAAAATTGTATGGTAGCTTCAATAGAACCATCTACAATCGCTTCTGGAATGGAGGCTTGTTCTTCCCCTCTATCTCTTATAGAGCTATCAATTGCTGTATAAGCTCTTTGCAAAAAGGTAAACGGCATTAGGTAATCTAACAATATATAATCAAAACCTGTTCCATCCTCTCTTACAGAGCTCGTTGGTGCTCTTGTAGCGTTTTTGTTGTACTCCGCTCCAATTCCGTCTGCTGCTTCTAAGTCTTCGTCGTCTACATCATACATAACTTGACCTAAAGCAACCAATGCAGCAGGTAGTCCTACGATGGAACCTCCACCAATCAAAAGTCGTTTAGCTGCTTTTCTATGAAAAGGTCTTTGGTTTAAAAAAGACACATAAGGTTTGCCATCAGCTCCCATGTAAGCAGCCTTTTCTAAAGGCAAGCCAGCTTTTTCCATTAGCTCGTCAGGCACTCTATATGTCGCGTCTTTAACCTGCATTTGAACCAAGTTTCCACTGACTCTTATCATTTCTGTTGGGAAAGCAATAAAGTTTCCAAGAGGAAGTTTTCTCCAAAACTTTGCAAAAGCTCCAACATAATCATAGTTAGGAATAGTGTTTCTGGTTATATGCGCGGCCAAGTGTTTAGTGTAACTGTCTAAATCAGTCACGTTTCTATATAAAACAGCTGCGCTTGATTTATATGTGCCAATGTTTGTCGTCAACGTGCTTGAATAATCTCTTAAAATTTCAAGTTTCAACTCGTCTGTTAAAGGAGGAAACCCATTTGCAACAGCTGCTTCTGACATTCTGTTTAAAGAATTTTTTATTTCAATAATGTTTGCTCCCCATGTCATCAGTTTAAAGTAATCATCGGCGGCAGCGTAGGTTCCTTTAAGCTTTCTAAAGACGGAACCAACAGTTTTGTCTATAGCATAACCAGGCAAAGTCATAGCCGTGGTAAAAGCCGTTTCTGTGTTCAAATGTTTTAGTGAGTACAAAGCGTGCATTACTTTTTCAGCGGTGTCGTACTTACCCGATCCTATCTCATTAAAAATACCAAACGCGTCGTTAAGATTGGCACTTGTGTTTGAAATGCCAAGTTGTCTAGCAATCCTCATTGTAGCTCTGGCTTCTCCAGCCGAGTTTCCTTGCCCTACTATATTTCCATCTTTGTCGTAAGCAAGTCCCGGAAAAAGCTCTTGCATAATGGTGTTGTTTGTAAGGCTCCAATCTCCTTGAATTAAATGCCCTCCTGCCATAAACATTAGTGCCGCACCAAAAAAGTTTCTGGTTTGGGTTCCTGGACTCAAGACAATCATTCCACCTTGAATACCTGCTTTAGCTCTTAAAAAAGTGTTTTGGTAAAGGTTTATCGGACCGCTCCAACTGTTCGCTTGTGACAAAGTATCTAATCCTAACTCTTGTGCTATTTCTTTAGTGGTCCACATACCTTTTAAAGGATTAAACTCATCTACGGTAGGTATCTCAAAATCAAACACCCCAGGAATTTTCTTTTGAGAAAACATCATTTCGCCAGGCATGTTGTTAATGTTTTTAAGATCTCTATAAAAATTGTGCATCTCTATAAGTTTTGCAACACGAGAAATGCTGGTAGCCGTCATTAAAGTCGGATCGGTTATCTCTCCCATCAAACGTCTTACAGCAAAAGGTATTTTATATCTTTCTTGCAAAAGCTTTGGACCTTCTGGAAGATTTACCGCCGTCGCTTCGTTTTTCATTTTCATAACACCAGGAAGACTCGCCATATCAGCGGAAGAACTAAAATATGTTTGCGTTAAAATGTCGTCAACTATGTTTATAGCGTCCTGTCTTGTGAAAGTTGGATCTCCTGCGTTCATGGTTTCAAGAGAAACAATTGCAGATTCAATAAGGTTTTGAGCTGCTGGCGATTTAATAAAAGCAGCACTAAATTTTGGGTTGAATCCCAACTGGTTTTCAAACAAAGCAAAAGAGCTTACAACATAGGAGCCTAATTGATTTTCTAAAATCTGTCTTGTCGCTCCTTTTGCGTCTTCAACATCCCCTAACATCTCAGGAGGAAACTCGTTTAGTATTCTTTCTGTTAAAACATCTATTGATTTTCTTGCTCTAAGAGCAGCTTTTCTTAAAGGACTTGTTGGCAAATCTTGCGCAGCAACACTGGTTTTTTGGTTGCCTGCAAGCAATGTTTTTAAATCATCTATTGCATCCGCGTTTTCTTCTGGGTTTTGTTCCAACAAATTTAACTCGTTTAAAGCCGCATTTTTTCCTTCTGGGTCTAGTTCAACCAAGGCTCCCGTTTTTCTAATAAAGTTTCTAACTTTTCTTCGTACTTCTTGTTCAGCTTCTAAAAACCTTTTTGTTTTAAACACACTGTCTTTTTTGGATGTTTCTTCAACCGCAGCTGCAATAATGGCTTTTTCTAAATCCGTTGCCATTTCTTTTGCTGTTTGGTTGTGTGCTCTTAAAGCTGCTTGAGTTTGTTTTTGTTTAGCCGTTGCTATTAGACCCATTTTACCCATTGGTCTAAACAAAGCAGACAAACGTCCTTTTGCTTTTGTAATAAACTCTCTTTGATCTAGAGGTCTACTGCTTCCAACAAGTCTCATACCTATAAGTTCTGAGTTAGGTATTTTTGAAATAGGGTCTACAATCAACTCATCAATTGTTTTTCCTTGATAATTATTTTCAAATTCGTTTGAGTCAATGCTGGCGTCTTTACCCGTTGCAATTAATTTACCTAGATTTTTTTCTGCCAATATTGGTCTACCACCTTCTTCTTGTGTCGCCTCATCAATTAAGTTTTCCAACTCTTTGTTTTCTAAAAACTGTCTTTGAAAATAAATTTTTCCTTTTTCATTTCCTAAATCATCGTACAACATAACTCTGGCAGACATGGCGTTGCCTTGTTCAGACAAACTGTCTCTTGTGTTTATATCTATAGGCAAGCCTTTGGTTTCGTCCCCTTCTTTTCTTTGAACATTTATATCAACAGGGCGAGTCATTTTTTCGTTTTTCATTCGATTTAACTCGTTTATAGACATAAGTTCTGCAATTTCAAAAGCAAGTTCTGTGTTGCTCATTGAAGAAGTGTTGTCTATAGAATCTCTTGGACGGTTTCTTTGAACAGCTCTTATCAAAGCTTCTCTGTCATATTTTTCAGACAGGTTTTTTATATAATTTCTAAAGCCCGCTTTTCCCTCTAAAGATATAGTGATCGGCCCAGGAGCCGATTCTTTTTGTTGCATTTGAGAAGTCGCGTTAGCAAAAGCTTCTATTGAATTGTCCCAAGCTCCTTCCATTTCAGGGTTGTTGTAAAAGTTTGAATCAAACGCAGGAGGGGTAAAACTGTATCGACCTTGGCCCCCCGCCCAAAGTGTGTAGTTACTCCAAGTCTCTTCAGGAGTTGCACCTTGAAATTCTCTTGACACATAATCAAAAAGCTCTTGACCAGCCATAGACTCAAATAGTTTTGTGTTTTCTTTAAACCGCTTTTCAAACGTTTCTTCGCTGCCCAAATCCATTTCAAGCGCTTCTTTTTCTGCGACTTCTTGAAACTGTGTTTTGTAGAAACCTTTTAGTTTTTCAAAAACTTGGTCCGTCGTATCTCCAGGCAAAACTGTAATGTCATTTTCTTCTGCCGCCTTCTTCAAAATATCCATGTCTATAACAGCGCCTTCAGACAAATCTTGTCCTTGAGTTTCTAAATACTCCATGAGTTGTCCTTGGGCAAAAGTTTCGAGAGTTTCTTCTATAAGTTCTTGGCTGTCTTTAGCCATCTTCTCTCGTTCTTTTATGTTTTTATATTTGGTGTGTCTTCTGTTTACACTAGAAACAACAGCAGGCGCCTCAAAAGCAAGCTCTCCCGCAATGCCCGAAGCAATACCAGTAGTAGGATCCAATGTCGGATCAACATATTTTTTTGTTAATAAGTTTGAAGAAACATTGTCTCCAGTTTCTGCCCCAGCTTGTAATACTGCTTGTATCAAAGATCTTTTAAAAGGCTCTATTGATCTACCAACAAGAGCAAGAGGAAGAGTTGCGGCATTGATGATTGAACTTAAACCAGATTTTTTAAGAGCGTAAAGCTCTGCTCCCTCTTCGTCGTCGGGATTTTCTTCTAAATATTCAAAATACGAGTTTCCAAAATCTTGAGCAAATACTGTAGCGCCACCGCCCAACATGCCTCCAGCAAGCGCTCCAGCAGGGCCACCCATTAAGAAACCAGCTGTGGCTCCTGTTCCAGCGCCAGCTAAAAAAGGAACAGAACCAGGTATTGCTTCTCCCAAAGTTTTAGCCCACCATTTTGAATCAGACAGATTTTTAAACTGCTCTGCTCCAGCGTCTCCATACTTTGCTCTGTAAACCTCTCTCGCTGCCGCTTCTTCTAATTCTTTTATTCCTTCTGCTCTTTTTTGAGCATCTTCGCTTTCCGCATCATCAATCGCTTGCTTTGTTTGTCTAAAAGACATCCTAGTAGCGGCGCTTCCTTTTTTAAGACTTTTAGCAAATATCTCTCCAAGCCCTAGCTCTTCGCCTTCGGGCAAATCTTTTTCTTCTTCAGGTAGTGTTTTTTCAGGAAGATCTTGATTGGCAAGGATTGTTTGTCTTCGCCTTAACTGTTCCTCAGTGTAGGGCATGTTACACTCCTTCGTTTACAGGCTCGTCTACAGGTAGTGCTCTAAATTCGTTTACATAAACAGAAGACTGTTTTGGATCAAAGGTTCCAGCTGCTCTAATTTTAGCGATGATAAAGTCTGCAAAACTTGTTGGCGCTCCGTTGTATGTTTTTATTACAGCTAAAGTACGGTCATGCGCCTCAACAATGTCGCTGTGTCCTTGCATAGCAAAAACCACAGACGCGTGATCCGTAGAAGAAGAGTTACCTAGTTTTCTTTCCTTTAAAAGGTCTTGAGAACTGGACATAACAGATTCATAAATCTTTTTCTTGTCTATTATAGGACCTTCATCGTCATCAAAAATAGCGTCTCTTATAGTAGCTGTAAACTGTGGGCCTTGTCCTTGTGCTCTGCTACTTAACTGATTTCCAAGTCGAATCATTTCAAGTTCGTCTGCTAGCACCTTGTCTCGCGCTGTTGCTTGATTTGCTCTATAGGCGTTCATCTGCGACGCAAACCCAAGTATGCCTCCTTGTTTTGTTTGTGGCATCACTGCTGATTTTTTTGCTAATTCTTTACGCTCTTCTATAATATTGTTTATTCTTTCCATTAACTGTTGTTGTTTTGTGGTGTCTACTTGTTGAGTACCTAACAAAGCAGATCCTCCCGCTTTTAAAAGTCTTTCTTTCTCTTCGTTAGAAAGCCCTTGCCACACATTCCAAGGAAAAGAACCTAGTCCATATTGCGCAAGATCTTCTGGCTTTTGAACCAAACCAGCCAATGTTGATCCTCCCTCTTGCATACCCGGAGCAGTAAGCATGTTTTTAATTTCTGTTAAAAAACTAGGTGTCAAAAGTTGCTCGTTAGGAAACGCTTCTGTGATACCAAATTCTTTTTTCAATTTTTGCAAAGAATTAGAATAAGCCACACTCATGTTTTTTAAATAGCTTTGTACTTTTTCCATGTCTTTGGTTTTCATAACAAAGCCAGAAATTTCGTCGTAAAAATCTTGCTTTAAGTTTTTCAAAGCGTTTTCAAAACCACTAGGTCCTTGGTCCTTGGACATTTTGCCCATACCCATGCCCATAGGTTTAGTTTCCATTTTACTGATGTCTTCGATTGAAGGATTGGTCATGCTCGCCATAGTATTAAGCGCCATGTTAATGTCTTGATCGCCTTGTTCAAAGAGTTGTGTGGGCATCACTTTGCCACCCATTTGATAACGCTTACCGTCCATAACGTTTTCTTTTTGACCTTTGGTCATCTTGTCCCAAATAGAAAACATTTTTTTGCGTTCCACAGGTGTTGCGCCAACAGCTCCCCCACCTCTGTAGCTAGGGTAAGGTACAGCGCCTCCGCTTTGCATATCAACGGCGGAAGAGAACATTTTACGTCCTTTCCAAGCCATTAAACGTACCCAAGCAACTTAAACAAGTCTGCTAAACCACCGCCAGCTTGAGAACCGTAAGTAGTTGTAGCTCCTTGTGGAATCATTCCAAGCATACCTTGATACATTTGCATACGTTTCCAAGGCTCCATAGCCATTTCTTGTGCGCCTTTATATTGAGAATCATACATTTGTTGTTGTATGTCTCTGCCTTGACTTCCAAGTTTACCAAACTGGTTTATTTGATTTATAAGAGCTTGTTGTCCTTGCATACCTAAACCAGCAAAATTTCCTCCCATTTGTCCCATTTGAGTTCCAAGTTGACCTAAACCTTGTCCAGCTCTTTGTGCCAAATTTTGTGCTTGAGTATAGCCTTGTTGCCTTATGCCACTGACCGCTTCCATCATACCTCGACTGGCCTGTCTTTGTCTTTCTTGTTCCATAAGACGTCCACGAGAACCACCAAACGCACCAGAACCTACGGCTCCTGCTCTATCTTGCAAGCCTTGTTGAGCGGTGGCTTGTTGCATGTCTCTCATAGTTTGCTGAACTACTCGATCTTCATACGGATTATAAAACTGTTGTGCTGCCATCGGATTATACATTCCTTGTGCTTGTTGCATAGCCCCAAAACCTTGTTGTGACATGCCCGCACCTTGTTGTAAATACGGTGCAAATCCTCCAAGACCGCCCGCCAGTGCTCGCGCTTGCATTTGGTAAGGATCGAGTCCAGCAACTTGTCTGATTGGAACAGGAATAGGCTGATTAGCTAAACCCGCTGCTGATTCTAAAAACCCACGACGCATTGCCGCAGCATAAGGCTGGTCGTAATAAGCGTCTGTTGTTGGATCGGCGTAACTTGCCATCTAACCCCCCATTGAATTGATTTGTTCTAGTGTCGGTATGCCCACTGCATCTACCGCTTCTCTACGGATAACAAACTCACCAGGCTCTAGTTTTGCAAAAGTAATATCACCTGGTCTGTTTTTTATAGAGCCTCCGCTTTTGTAACCCATTTTTTGTACTACATCGGGTCTAACTTTAGCCAACGCAGCTAAACCTTTGTTTGGAAATTTTTTTGCTTCTCCACCTTTCATCATTCCTGGTGCGTTTCCATAACCTACTCCTGGAAGCAATGCAGGCTGTAGTTTTGTAGGTTGATAATCTTGATAATTAAAAGGTTGTGCTTGTCCGTAAGCTTGTTCTCCTATGGGAACCGATCCTCCACTTCCGCGTTGATCTTTTAACAACGATTTCATCATAAGATAATCGATCAAAGGGTTTCCAGAACCTTTTCCACCTAAAAAAGACCCTAAAAAATTTCCACCGCCAAGTCCTAACAAACCCAAAAGTCCGCCAAACATGTCTTTAAGTTTAGGTCCTAAAGTCCCACCAAAAATTCCTGTTTCTGTTCCAGTTCCGTTTGTTTCTGTTTCACCTCCGTTTGTTTCTGCTCCAGCTTCTGAATCAACTCCAGCCTCGTCACTGTAAGGAAAAAAATCATCCATTTCTGTTCCAGTTTCGGTGCCCTCACTAGATCCATAAGCTCCTTCGATTATTGCGTCTATAATAGCTTTGATGCTCTCATCTGGGTCAAAACCATAATCAAAATCAAAATCATAATCACTTAAACCAGAGCCATAAGACACGGAACTATCCGGCATTCCTGCCATGTTGGAAGCAGATAAAGCTCCAGACGAAATTAAATCTTCTAAAGTAGGATAATTAGATGTTTGGTCGAGATTAAATCCAGCAGCCCCTAAAACAGACGGAGACATAAAATCAACGTAATCTCCAAACAAGTTAGAAATTCCACCACCAGCACTTGAAGCCATGTCTCCAAAAATACTGTAATCTGATCTGGGGGGTGGTGTGTACGACGTATCAACCGAATCATCAATGATATCATCAATGATATCTGAATAGTCGTAATCGTAATTAAAATCTACCATTTGCTTGTTCCTGTTTTCGTTTTATTCTAGCATGTTTTATTACTAATGTTTATTTTCTTGAAGCCCCACCACTACTTATTTTCCTGTTTAGCCCAGAGCGATCATATTTTGCCTCTTTCCCCGTTAAGGCTCTTGCTGCGGCCCTTTTAGCCAACATTTTTCCAATATTGCTTGCCCTTAGTCCTTGGTTCATAGACTGTGCAACACCTGGCACTAAACCATACATAAAAGCACTGGGATCACCGCCTGTTTCTGCTAACCTTTCACCAATTCCTCCACCGTACATATTTTGTTGTTTAATCATATCAGCAATTTCAGAAATTCTAGGCTTTCTAGGTTTTCTTGTTCTTTTCTGAGCAGTGACTTCGACAGGCTGTATATCTGGATACATGTCTACATTTTCAGCTTCTTTTTCTGCAAAAGACTTTATTGGTAATATTCTAGCAAACAAGTTTCTAAGTTGTGGCCCTAGTCCTTGGCCCAATATACCCCGTTGTCCTTCTATTCTAGGCTGTATTCTATTTAACAAATAACCAATTCCTGCAATCTGCGGAAACATTTGAGCAAACTTAACTCTGTTTGCTATTTGACTTGCTGCACCAAAAGGATTCTTTTTAAAAGCTTTGTCAAGACCTAAACCTCCAATACCAGACGTTCCATATCCTAATAAACCTCCTTGATTGCCAATCAAAGAAACAATTGGTCCATATTTCTGAGCCATTTTCTTAATGGCTTCTCTTCGTAAAAACTCTCTTGCTATACCTTTTCCACCACCAAAATTAGGATCAAAAATACCCGCACCAATTATGTTGGTGGTGGGGTCCATTTTCATAATGTTTGCAAGAAGTTGTCTTCTCCACGCTTTTTCTCTTTCACGAATTGCTTGAACAGCGGCTGAAGGTTCTTCTTCCTCTGTTACCATAACCGAACCACCTGACTGATACCCCTTGTACCCAGAAGCATACGCAGCTCTCGCTTGTTTAGCAGCTTGAGCTTTTGTCGGATAAACCTTTCCAGATTCACCCCACTTGTATCCTCCTTTTACTTTCTTAATAGGCATTATAATATTGGGACCGTTGTAGTACCATTTGTTGATATCGTTACATTTCCGAGTTGTCCTGTGGCTTTCACACCTTTTCCGTCTGGTGCGTATAGTGTTTGCCACGCATATCCATCAAAAACTTGCAGACTGTCTTCTGTCAAATTCCAAATAATATCTCCGTGACTAAACAAGTTTTGGTCTCGAGTAGTATTAGTATACTGGTAAGTTGCTGTAGGATCAAAACCTTGTAGGTTTAGTTCTAAAATTCTTACCAACCTATTAAAAAGAACAGAGTCAACGTCTCCCACTGCTGTAGGCAAACGTGTATCAAGCAATCGTGCCATTATCTCCTGCCATCCGGTCTGGTGTTTAATCGCATATCTCCAAGTCTCCATCCCACACCAAGCCTTACTTCAGTGCTTGCGTCGTCGTCAGACTCTAACCTAACCACCGCTTGTCTTGCCCGACCTCTCAAATCTACTTTCTGTGTGCTTTCGGTTACTTGGCTTGTGCTTTTGGTTGTTAAGCTCTCGTTTGGATAGTTTCTAGTTTTTAACACAAAATTAACCGTTTGATCTGAGCCCCCATTACCTAAGAAACGCACATCTGGTATAACGTTTTGTATTTGTGTGTACGCGTTTCCTATGCCGTCCAATGAAAAATCAGCCGATTCAATGTAAACGTTGTCCATAGGCGTTCCGTCTGCATCGTTTCCAGTTTCGTGTCTGTAGACATAGTTATGTGTATCGGTGCCCGTAGCCCTTGGGTAAGGCTGCACGCCTTCGTCTAACCAAGCAAAGCGTGTCATTTGTCCATAATACCAAACGTTTTCTTGGTAATTAAAAACAACATATCTGTCTATCTCTGCAGAGTTTCCAGAAGGGTAGAACCAACCGACTTCGTTAAACTGTCGATTTAAATAACCAAACACTTTAAACGATTGGTTTTGGTTAAAGTCGTTAAAGACATAGTTGTGCACGGAACAAGGCACTCTTGAAACCGTACCGTTGTAATTATAAAAACCAGAACGATCCATCCAATATACTCCTGCTGGCGTATTAACAGCAGCTTTAGGAGCAACCATACCTACTCCCTGATTAATTAGGTTTACGCCAAAAGTGTAAGGAGGACCAATAAATTGCATACTATACAACGCATCATCTGTCCAAATCAGTATCTCTTGCCGAGAGCGAAGCGCACCAACAATTTGTGTACCGGCAGACAAACGCAAAGAGCCCGCCGTGTTTGTTGAAGTGGGCTCCCAATCATTAATGTTTTCTTGGTCTGACCAAGCAATAAACATAGGATCAACAACACTGGTTCTAGCTACCCCTGCATCATCTAATGGGTCTGCGCCTAAACAAATAACATGCCTGTCGACGTCGCTAACAAGCACTTGCAAAGCAACGGTCGGAGGAAGAATTGCACCTAAAGCCGTTAAACTTTGAGCACGCACACTTGTTCCATTGTTTTCGGTCCAATAAAAAATACCCCCTGCTCTTGGGTTTATAACCAAGTCTTCACCAAAATTATCGTGCGTCCATATTCTTAATTGGTTATTAAACGCAAGTGCAGAAGCAGAACCAAACGTACTGTCACCCCAAGCCCCAGCACCATAACCTGAACCAGAAACATACTCATCTAGTCCCACACTGATTTGATAAGCACCGACAGTGCTTGATCCGCCGTTTCCTGAATCACTCGCGTTTGCTGTTACAGTAGAACCAGAGGTGTCTTTCGCCGTAATTTTGTAGCTGTTTGCATTAACAATAGAATCAATTGAGTATTCTTGGTTGAGCACAGCAGCCGTAACATTTCCTCCAAGACTGGCCGCACCACTAAAAGTTACATAATCTCCTTTACTTGCTCCGTGCGAAGTATCGGCTATGGTTACTGTAGAGGAACCGTTTGTTGCTGAAAAAGTTACGTCTCCAGCAGAAGTCGTGGCTCTTATAGGTGTTATGTCGTAAAAGTTAGTTCCGTCTTTGACATAATATTTTAGCGTGGTTCCAAGACTTAAATATTTTGTACCGCCCAAGGAAACCCATGCGTGCAAAGCTCGCCCTGTTCCTAAATATGTGTTTGTTTGTTCTTTTTCCCAGCCGCCTATTTTTTCTGGGAAGCCTTTACGAAAACGTACTAAGTTAGAATCAAACCAACCACCTTGAGCAGAAAACGCAGTTCCTTCCCTATTTATTCCTGGAATAAGTTTGTATTTAGCGTACGGCATTTATATATATTATCCTTTATTTTTTAACTAGACTACCACCAAAATACATACCAATAATGGCGGACACTAGGTTTGTATCTAGTTGTGTTATTACAAGTCCTTGAAACGTAATCCATTCAAAAACTTCTCGTCCTTCTCTAAAAAACATAAAACCAGGTCGCCAATTTGTGTACCCAACCGTTACATCAACAGCAGGATAAAACACAGCTACAAGCTTCGGCAACAAGACGATTGCAAAGATAGAAGTCAAAGCAATAATTCTTCGTGTCCAAGCGAACCCTTGATCCTTTAGTCCATGGTCCAAGGATTGTTTACGAGCCTTCATTTCAAACTCGCCCCTTGTAATAAGAAGTTTTTGCTCTTCGGCTTTTGCTTTACGACTTTGTGCCCATATACTTAACAAACTACTCAATAGAGTAGATCCCAACATGGTGATTATCTCAAATGGAAAGCCCACTTCATACTTTAGGTTTAGAGCTATTTGTATACAAGCCGAACCAGGCTGCGCCCGCACCCACAACAATTGAAATTAAGCCCGATTGTTCAAAACTAGGGTCTGGTAAATCCATGAACCAAAAAGTTGTAAAGTATAATAAATACATGTACACCCCTAGAAAGCATCTAGGAATAATGCGCCAACTGTCTATGGCTTGTGCTACAAATATAAACTTTTGATAAGGGTTGTCGTTCTTCTCATCTTCAAGTTCCCTGATTCTATCTTTTAACTCAGACTTTTCTTGAAGCAACGCCATGAACTTATTGAGATCAATCTCAACCTCGTTGCGATCCATGTCGCCACCAAATCTAGGACTGCCGTGATATTCGTCGCTCATGCTATTTCCTTACTACTTTTTTAGTGTAGGCTTCATTCTTTTTTGTTTTTGGATCATCTTTAACATATTGGCCTTTTTTGTTTCTAGTACGCACAGTTATTTCTTCCATGCCTAAAAACGTTTTTTTAAACCAGTTTGTTAGCCCTATTTCTTTTGCATACCAAGTCATAAATATTACGCTCCTTATTTAGTTTGCCAATGGGTTATCGTTCATGTTTTTTAAACTTCTTACGTCATCGTACATAGAATCAACACTTGCATTTATACCTGCAACACTTGTTTGCAATGCAACAATATCATCTTTTATAGGAGACAAGTCTTCTGTTTCTATGTTTAACGATTTAATTTGTTCACCTACAGCAACCACTTGCTTATCCATAATCGCTACTTCGTCAGCAAGCGAATCTATTTCGTCAATATAACGAGCCATCTTAGACTCAAGATTTTCTATACGATTAACATAAGTTGCGCCTGTGTAACCGAAACCAGCTAGTGTGCTAACGATACCAGCCAGCGCAATCAGTTGCGTTGTCTTACTTTGAAACCAGTCCATACTGCCTCCTAAAAATATTTAGTTTTTTTGCGTCTGTCAGGCATTACCATTCCACACCCTCTAGCAATTGCTGATCTTACAAGACCCCCACTTTGCATTTTCTTAACCGCTGAGTCTCTCAACGCTTTAGCGGTTGGAGCGCCCTTAGAACCAGGTTCTCTCATTTTTTCGCCTGAACCCGCTTTTATTCTTTTTCTTTTAGCGTGGATGTTATCCCACAATCCTCTTTTTTTTGCCATATCAACACTTCCATCTTCTTCTAGCAGCTTTGCCTCTTTCGCCTTTCCATCCTTTTGACCGAGCACAAAAAGACTTACGTCGTTTTGCGGGTTTGCTGCCTCTTTTAACTTTCCCTGTAACCGCAGTTTTTAACTTTGATCCAGGATTCTTTTTTCTATAGGCTTTGACTCCTTTTTTAGTCATGCCTGCACCATCTTTTGTTTTGCGATAGTTACCGCCTTTACCCGTAGTGCGTCTTATTGACTTCGTTTTTCTTTTACTTTTTCTTTTTGCCGCCATGCGTTTTTTGAACATCAAAACTTGCATAAAGACTTGCGCCCTTATGCGGTTTATATTTGCCCGTGTGCTTCATCAACTTAGGGGCACCTCTTTTTTGTTTCATCCAATGAAACCCTTTTGGTGCTTTTACTTTCATAATTGTGGTTGCCTATCAATTAAATTTTTAATTCCAGTTAAACTTTGGCCATATAACCCAACAAAAGCAGAGTTATTGTCCGGTATGGATACATTACCATAAATTGCTTTCGGTTCATACCAGTTGGAAGCATCATCGAGCGTCACTTGTCTGTATGCGTTAAAGCCAGGAACATAACCCATGTAGGCAACAAGTTGACTAGAATCAGCGTATTCTCCTGTTTCTTCCTGCTGTTGCTCTATTTCTTCTTGTTGGTTTTTTATGTTTTGAGCCACAATTTGATTAGCAATTTGGTCAGCTTCGCTCTCTGTTGTGTTCTCCGCTATCGTTGTGTCCATTGCGCTTTGTACGTTTTCAGTCTCATTAGTTGTGTTTTGTGCTTCCACTACAACGGTTTCTACAGAAACATTAGACGTGCTTTCAGAAACCTCATTTGTATCACCAACAGTTTCTGTATTAGAAGAAACCGTTATTGAACTGTCCGTGGTCCCCGGTCCTTGGTCCGTCGTTGCTGCTTCTTTATTTACTGTTGCAACTTCCACAGTCATAGATTGCGAGTTGTTAAAAGAAGAACCCCCTACATCGGACACACTCATAGACAGTATTTCTTGTGTTTGTTGCGCTGAACTAGCGACTTGAGCAGAGATACTCGGTGAACTGTCGATGCTTACTGTACCGCCTGATACAGAAGAAGTCACAGCAGAACTTTGAGAAACGGCGGTTATTCCACCGGATGCAACAGAGTTTCCTGTAGAGTGTGCGGACGTTCCAGCAGTTGTTCCGCTGACACTATTTGTTGCTGCTCTAATTGTGTTTGCAACAACATTTAGTTGCTCTGCTCTTTTGTTGTCTTTTTTCTCTTCACTCTCCGCGACAACAAGTTCGAGAGCTTCTTCTCGGTCTTGTACCTCCTCTTCAACTGTCTCCGAATCCTCCAAGTCTCCATCTTCAGCATCAGATAAACTAGCAAGTTCCTCCAACACTTCTTCAGTTTCTTCTTCAATCCATTCCTCCAATTCTTCTATTGTTTCAAACTCTAAAAACTCTACTGGATCTTCTTCAAAAGTTTCTTCGATAAACTCTTCGTGTTCAAAATGATCTAATAAAATGTCTTCTAGTGCAGGAAGATCGTAGTCCGTTTCATAATACTCCTCTACTAAAAGTATTTCTTCATATATCTCTTCAATATATGTTTCTTCTTCAACATAGCTTAATGGAATATATGTTTCTTCAACAGGGTCAAACTCTTCTGTAAAAATTTCATAGGCTTCTTCAAACAGTTCATGTTCTTCCTCAAACAACACATACTCTTCAACAAGGTCAAACTCTTCTGCAAAAACATATTCTTCAACAAAATCGTATTCTTCAACAAAATCGTATTCTTCCTCTATCCACGATAACTCATCAGTATATATAAAGTCTTCTTCATAATAGTAATCCTCTTCGTAATACGAGTCCACATAGCCATACTGATCCTCTTCATAGTCTTCATACCCATACTGATCGTTTTCATAATAAGTATTTTCGACAAAAGTTTCGACCATGTATCCCGGACACGCAGGCGAATATTGCGAGTCATACGAGCACTCGTAATCAAATAAATCGTCCCAATAATTAGGACATTGAGTAGAATACAGTCCATCTAAATCACATTGTTGAGTTAAATAAGCTGCCGCATATCCTGGACAAGCAGTGTTGTTTAAGGGGTTACTGCAATCTAAAGCGTTGCCTGAACCCACTCCATATAAACTACCACCGTTTTCAAGCAGTGTGTTAAAAGAAGTTGCGTTCCAATTTGTGTTGACGCATGTGCCAGCTACGTTTGTGGTGCCTGTACTACATTCGTCGTGAAACAAATAAGTGTATAGTTCGTCAGCTTTTCCTTGCTCACCAATCAATACATCGTGATTAATAATATTCAAAGCGCCGTAACGAAATTCAAAACTGTCGTTTGATTTCCAAAGTATGACCTCAAAAGAATTATCAGAACCGCTACGATTGTATTCTCGTAAGTTGTACCAACCGAAAACCGTTTTGTCGGTAAAGTTTTTGGCTAAGACTTTCGATCCGTTGTCTCGTATTAAATCAGTCCAGAAAGGATATAAGGTGTATGTGATTTCAGGTAGAGGATCAGGTGTGTAGTCATTACAATAGCCTCCTGTCGACCCAAAGTGTAGACAACCGTTGGTTGCCATTCTAGCAGATGTAAAATCCTGACCATAAAATGTAAAAGTAAAATCTAAATTAAAAGCACTAGAAACTTGGTCGTCACCTGCTGCCATGTTGGTTGTGCCTGTGTAATTTGTTAAATCAAAAAGAGTTTGTCCACCTTCATAAATATAGGTTGCGTTAGTTGTTAAGCTTGCTCCAAGTAATATTAAAATGCTTGTTATTTTTTTAAACATTTTAAAACCTTAAAGTAAAACTTAATCCTATGTTATGGTTATTCAAAACAGTTCCTAACATAATACCGTTTATTATTAGCAGTGTTGCAGTTCTATTTTTGTTAGGGGTTTTTTCTAAGGCGTAATACACAAGCCCAGTCGTTATAGTTTTATATAAAATAAGTTTTTCTTTTGAAGGAAACTTACCTATTATTGGATTCTTTTCTTCGTAACGACAGTTAGGAACTGTTTGTTGACAATTTATAAGGTCAAAGGTTTGTCCAACATCAACAACATTTAGTCCAACATAAGTTCCAAATAAAATTTTATCTGTCTTTTTCCAATCTTTAAAATCTGCCTGTGTGTTTAAACTAAATAAAACACACAATGTACTAAGTGCCCGAATCAAACTCACGACGACAAGTCATCCTAGATTTTTTGGTCCCCGATTTGTTTAAAGTGCCCGCACACCTAGAAATATATGTTGCTTTCGCTTCTTTATAATCAGGGCGATCTTTAGGGTTTGCAGCCCATGCAACTTTTGCTTCTTCTCCGATCTTGCCTTCATAAGGACAAGGAGTTCCTGCCATCATCATAGATTTAAAAACTCGCGGATCCAAGCATAAGACGGATACTGCCGCTACTTTCATGCCTGTATCGTATAGGTATTTAGATAGTTTTAATCTTTCACAATTTTCATCCCGGACTGTTCTGCCAGCGGATAAACCAAAAACTTGGCCTTGAAACGCACCTGATCTACCAACAGTACATAGGTCTTGGCTGTAACTCATTATGCTTGGTGCAATTGCAGAAGCAGGGGGTGCTTTAGTTGTGATGTTTTGATTGATCGTTTGTTCAGACTTCGACTCATTTATATTTTTGTTTGTATTGTTTGAAGTGCTGGTGTTCTCATTCACATTCTTATTATCTGTAGTCACATTCGAGTTTGAGGTTGACTCATTTTTATTCACGTTTGTATTAGTCGATGTCGACGTGTTGTTATTGTTGTTTGTATTGGTGTTCGTGCTTGTCGACGTGTTGTTATTGTTGTTTGTATTAGTCGACGTGCTAGTGCTTGTATTTGTGTTGTTGTTGGTGTTGGTATTGTTGTTTGTATTAGTCGACGTGCTAGTGCTCGTATTGTTGTTTGTATTAGTCGACGTACTGGTGTTCGTGTTGTTGTTTGTATTAGTCGACGTGTTTGTATTGTTGTTTGTATTAGTCGACGTGCTTGTATTTGTGTTGGTATTAGTATTGGTGTTTGTACCAGTAGAAGTGGTCGTATTTGTATTGTTGTTGGTATTAGTGTTTGTGTTCGTAGCAGTTGACGTGCTGGTGTTGTTGTTTGTATTCGTATTGGTGTTGGTATTTGTATTCGTATTAGTACCAGTAGACGTTGTTGTAGTCGTATTGGTGTTGTTGTTTGTATTCGTATTCGTATTGGTATTGGTGTTGGTATTTGTGTTTGTATTCGTATTGGTTGTAGTCGTAGTGGATGTAGTTGTCATCGAGTTCTGTTCGCAATACTGTTCCCCAGCAGTACAGTCACCAGTCTGATCTGCTTTAACACTCGTTGCTGTAAATAACAGCGCTAACCACCACGCTGCAAAGATGCCCCACTTTGCCACGGCCATTTCCTCCTTAAATTTATATTAGGCCAAAAGCTCTGAACGTGTCCCAAAGAACGTAGGAAAAACAAATCCAGAAAGATCTTTTGTAGAATTGAAATTCGTTAAAGACTTCTTTTGAGATTTTCCCTCTTTGGAACAGTTCATACATTTATTTATCTTTTGCTTTCCAAATATTCAATGCACACATGTCGATGATTGAATACACTTTTTTCATCCAACCCGTTTTTTGCGGTGTTGGAGTTACCATAGCAATCACACTAGCGGTTGTTACAACCGTCATTACAATCGCCATTATATTTGCAAATGTTTGCATATTATTCCCCTGTTATTACTTTAAAAATTATGCCCGCCATACTTAGCACGAGCGTAATCAAAGTTAGCAGAATGAACTGTTCAAGTCTAGTAACTCTGTGTATAACTTCTAGCCAACGCTCTGCACAAACCGCTTCATGCTTTTCTATTTTAGCGTTGACTTCAGCTATGGTAAGTCTAGTCATGCTGCTTCCTCTACTTCCCAACAATTAAGATTTGAAGCAACTGTTCGTCTTTCACCTTCGCCTCTGAATGGGTAAACCATGTGAGAAAGCCAAGATGGAAAAATATACAGTTTTCCTACTTCAGGCTGTACTTCAAAACTTTGTGGTGGTCTTAATCGTTCTACATTCATTATTTCATTGCGACCATAGTTAAATGCTAAATAACCATCACACGCACCAGATGCTTCATATTTATTATACAAAGGACTTCCAGCAGCAGGTTGATCGAGTATCTGTTGTGGTACTTTAGTCCAACAAGTCGTTGATATGCCCATAATCGTTTTAGTGCCATGATCGTGTATTGGGTTGTAGTCCCCTGCATAACTGTGTACCGACCAAGTTTCGTCTATAGCAACTTGCCTATTTTTAGGTAAAGATTGTCCTGTACTTTTCATAAAATGATTAATGTATTGAGCACCTAACAAAGTTACAAACTTAGAATATTGTCTAACCTTCTCATGTTCTGGGTCCATGTTCAGTTGCTCGCCATGAGCAATCTGCCCTACCAATGAATGTGCCAATGATTCTTTATCTGCTTGTTCTCTAAGATCGTCAAGATAAGTATTTAAG